GATAATCTTGCGTCAAATTCAAACTTAGAAGCTGAGAAACATTTTGCCAATTCTATATCTGATAAGGTTGGTAAAGCGTTAGAAGGAAAAAGAAGAGAGTTATCCAGCACCTTTGTAAATCAAGAGGCCAAAAAAGATGAAGAGAATTGATGAACTTTATCAAAACTTAGTTTTTGAGAAAGATGAACATAAAAAATCAGCAGAATATAAGAAATTGTCTCCAAAAATGAGAGATGCTGTCGATTCTATCTTTAAAATTATGGATTCTAAACCTTCAGATTTCCTAAATACTTTTGAAAAGACTATAAAAGAAGTATCAAAAAAATTTAGAGTCACTGAAAAAGAACTCATGCGATACTTTGAAAAAGAAATGTTAACGGTATAGGAGTAGGAAATGTCATTTAAAACTTTAAGAAATGCTGGCACAATCTCAGCTTCAACACTTGGTGATGATGCTGCTCATGATGTAGATATCGGTAAGTTGAGTTCGGCAACATCTTTCAGAGTTACTGAGTTTGGTGGTCAAGATGTTTTCTTTCTTATTTCTGAAGACTACTCCGCAGTAACTAGCACAAACGGATTTTATTTAAAAGCCGGAAGTACAACCACAATAAGTCCATCAGTAAGACCTCGCTCTGCTGTTGCGTCTCCTGTTGCTCTTAGCGGAACGGATTCTGACTCTTCAGATGCTGGGGATCAAATTTTATTAGAGGAAGGAACAGTTGGTGCTGCATATGATGATGGGTCTTATTTACTTTTTGACCATGACCCAACTGGTTATCGTATTTCGGTTATCAACGAGACTGGCGGAAGCGATGGTGCAGTATATGTTGAAGAAGTCTCTTTAGGACATGCAGGGGTATAGTAATCATGAAACTAATATCAGAAGCCATTGAAAATGTAGAGTACATTTGCGAAGAAAGTGATGGTGATAAAAGTTATAAAATTCGTGGTATCTTTATGCAGGGGGATATTAAAAACCGTAATGGTCGGGTGTATCCTATGGATGTATTGACAAAGGAAGTTAAAAACTATAATAATAAATTTGTCAATGAAAAAAGAGCATACGGAGAGTTAGGCCACCCAGATGGCCCAACAGTAAATTTAGAGAGAGTTTCACATCTTGTCACTGAGTTGTATCCAGATGGTAAGAACATTATAGGTGAAGCTAGGATTTTAGATACTCCAATGGGAAAAATCGTCAAAACTTTAATGGACGAAGGAACGAAATTGGGTGTATCATCTAGAGGTATGGGAAGCTTGGACGAGAGGGACGGTGCCAAGTATGTGAGAAGTGATTTTTATCTTGCGGCAGCAGCGGATATTGTTGCTGACCCTTCTGCACCTAGTGCATTTGTACAGGGTATTATGGAGGGTAAAGAATGGGTTTGGAACCACGGTTCTTTGATTGAAGCTCATGTTTCAGAGATAAAAAGAAGTTTCGATGTTAAAAAGCGTCAAAGACAAGCGAATGAAGCTGCTTTAGCTTTTGCTAAGTTCCTCAAAAAGTTGTAATTTATAAATATATTTAATAAAAAAAAGGAGACTTCCTATGTCTGAATTAGACCAAACAATTGAAGAGCTAGAGGCGGAGGTTCTTGCAGAACTTGAAGAAGCCGCTCATGATGCTCCTACTAAAGGGTCTGCTGGTGCAGAGCCGATGAAAAAAGTTAAAAAAGTAGGACCGCCCCAATCTGATGAAATGCAAGATGGTGGTGATCCTGTTGTAGAACCAGATGCCGCTGATTCCCCAACTGATGTTGCAGCAGATAAAGCGAAAGAAGTCTCTGGTGACGAACAACAGAAGGATGAAGGGAAACCAGACCCTATGAAGAAAGTTAAAAAAGTTAAAGAAGATGCCCATGAGGACGAAGAAACCGATGAGGACATGGAAAAAATGGATAAAGAAGACCTCATGGCTGCTATGTATGCAGAAATGGAAAAGATGGGCAAGAAAGACCTCATGGCAGCTTACAAATTGATGGAACCTGCGTATTTCTCTTCTCAGAAGGGCGAAGAGGTTGTTGAAGACTACATTAAGAGCATTGATGTTTCGTCTGATATTAATGCCCTCGTTGATGGAGAAGACCTCTCTGAAGAGTTCAAGGAAAAGGCTGCAACAATTTTTGAAGCTGCGGTTAAATCCAAGACTCGTAAAGAGTTGACAAGAATTACTGAAGACCAACAAGTTGCTATGGCGATAGAAATAGATGAGTATAAAGATACTCTATCTGAAAAAGTAGATCAATACCTCGATTATGTTGTAGAGGAATGGATGAAAGAAAACGAGTTGGCAATTGAGCGTGGACTCAAGGGCGAGATTGCTGAAGACTTTATTTCTGGTTTGAAACAGTTGTTTGAAGATCATTACATTGACGTTCCAAACGAAAAGTATAATGTTCTTGAAGCACAATCTGAGAAAATTGCTGAACTGGAAGAGCAGTTAAATGGTATTATGGAACAAAATATTGAGATGAAGACTGCTAATTCTGATTTGGTTCGGGAACAGGTCGTTTTAGAGGCTGCCTCTGAATTGACTGATACACAGTTTGAGAAGTTTAAGTCACTGACGGAAGAGATTGATTTTAAAAACCAAGACACTTTCCGTGAAAAGTTGGATACTCTGAAGGAAAGTTATTTTCCGAAAGTAAATTCTGATCAGACTTATGATAATGATGATGACTATGGTAGCGCCGAACAGGACATTGATACGACGAACGCAATGAAGGCGTATATGTCTGCTATTGGTCGTACTGAAAAACGTATCAAAGGCGCTGTTTAAATTATAAACATAATAAATAGATGTAATAATAAATAAAGGAGAAACAAATGTTTCAAACAGAACATCTACAAGAAAAGTGGTCGCCGGTCCTAAAACATCCTGATCTTCCAGAAATCGAAGATTCGTATCGTCGGGCCGTTACCACTGTTATTCTTGAGAACCAAGAAGCTGCTCTTAGAGAAGATGCAGCGTTCCTTTCGGAAAGTGTTCCGACAGGTAATGTATCGGGTGTATCAAATTGGGACCCAATCCTAATTTCGTTAGTTCGCCGTGCAATGCCAAACTTAATTGCGTATGATATCTGTGGTGTCCAGCCAATGACTGGCCCTACTGGTCTAATCTTTGCAATGCGGGCCCGTCATCTGTCGATGGATGGTGAAGAAGCATTGGTCGATGAGACAACCGCTGCTGCTGCAAACGGTTTCTCTGGTGACTTCTCGAACCAGAACGCTGCCGGCACAATCGGTGGTGGTGATATTGGTGCAAGCGAAAGCAATCCTGCTGCTCTTAATGACAGCCCGACTGCTGGAGATTATGCATTCGCAACTGGTATGACAACTGCTCAGTCTGAAGCTCTTGGTGATAGTGCCACGAACGCTTTTGCTGAAATGTCATTCAGTATCGACAAATCGACGGTTACGGCAGTTTCCCGTGCTCTGAAAGCTGAGTATTCAATGGAACTTGCTCAAGACCTCAAAGCGATCCACGGTCTGGACGCTGAGACAGAACTCGCTAACATTCTTTCGACAGAGATTCTTGCTGAAATTAACCGTGAGGTTGTTCGCTCGATCTACAATACTGCTGTTAAGGGTGCTGCGATTAATACAACGACTGCTGGTATCTTCGACCTTGACACCGACTCTAATGGTCGTTGGTCAGTTGAGAAGTTCAAAGGCCTGATGTTCGCTATCGAAAGAGATGCGAATGCCATTGGTCAACAGACTCGTCGTGGTAAAGGTAACATGATCGTCTGTTCTGCTGATGTTGCATCTGCTCTTCAGATGGCTGGTGTTCTTGATTACACGCCTGCTCTCAACAACAACCTTAATGTTGATGACACACAGACAACTTTTGCTGGTATTATGAATGGTCGTTACAAGGTCTATGTTGACCCGTATTCGGCGAATGTTGCTGCTTCGCAGTATTATGTCGTTGGTTACAAGGGTACTTCACCTTACGATGCTGGTTTGTTCTATTGCCCGTATGTTCCGTTACAAATGGTTCGTGCGGTTGGTGAGGACAACTTCCAACCGAAAATCGGGTTCAAAACTCGTTACGGTATGGCTGCTAACCCATTTGCCCGTGCTGGTGCTGAAGCTGCTAATACAGCTGCTACAATCTCACTTGCAGCGAATACAAATGCTTACTATCGTCGGGTTAAAGTTACAAACCTTATGTAATAATAATAAGAAACTTGACTACAAACTTAGAGGGGGTCTTCGGACCTCCTCTTTTTTTTGTTATAAATAGTAGTATGACCACAGCTATAGATAGACAACCAGATAAATTAGATTATTTGAGTCCTACTCAATTTCGTTTCGGTATTCACCAATTACCGAAAGTGCAATTTTTTACGACTTCAGCAAACATTCCAGGCATCAATATGGGGGAAGCTCTTTTTCCTACCCCATTTAAAGACATTCCGATTATGGGTGATAAAATAACTTATGAGAATTTAGAGATAAGTTTTATTGTCGATGAGTTTTTAGAGAACTATCGGTCTTTGCATGAATGGATGACTGCAATTGGTTTTCCAAAGAGTAGAAAACAGTTCAGTAATTTTAAGTCAAATATATCTAACACCCCAAGCGCAGCGGTAAGTCCTTCGACTGATAGAGTTGGTGCTTCCACACCTGCTAATGCATTATTTTCTGATGCATACCTTATGGTTTTGTCAAATAAAAATAATCCTTTATTACAGGTTGATTTTTTAGATTTGTATCCTGTAGCATTGAGCGCCGTACAGTTTAACAATGATGCTACAGATGTTACTAATGTGATTGCAAATGCTACATTTGCATATCAGATATATCAATTTACTGCATTGAACACCACTGCATCATAATGGAGATTAAATGAACAAGTTAAGTGAATTACAGGCGGAAGCCAAAGAAGACCTTATTATATTAGATGATGAAGACCTACACCAACAATCCTATAAAAATCAAATCATCAAACCAAAATGGTTAGAGTATAAAACCAAATACAAACTTCTCATGTTTCAGTGTAAAGCTGACCACAAACGATTATACCGAGAGAAGTGGGAATATTATGGTGGCAAGTCCGATGCAAAAATTTATGCTGCCAAACCATTTGACTTGAANGTTCTGAAAACTGACCTTCAGATGTATATTAATTCTGATGACGATATTATTGAACTTGAGAAGAAGGTTGTATACTATGAGACAATAGTAGAGTTNATAGATGGTGTGATAAANTCTATAGATAACAGGGGATGGGATATCCGTAACGCTCAAGATTGGAAGAAATTTGTGGCCGGAGGTTTCTGATGTTATGGATAATGTAAAAACTTGGAAATGTTTTCCTACCTCTGTTCATGAAGTTAAAATGAATATTGGTGATCATGACCAGATGATGATGAGAAGTTATGTTCAAAAGGTAAATCAGACGCATTACAAGAAGGCAAAAGATGACACTTTACATAAAATTTCTTACTTTAGACCACTCTCTGATAATATTAAAGCAGTAACAGAAAAAATACTTGAAGATAGTGGATACGAGTTCGATAAAATTGAAATTACTAATATGTGGAGTAATATATTAGAAGAGGGACAAACCCATCCACCCCATACACACTCTAATAATACATTGTCTGGTGTATACTATTTGAAGGGGGGCTCTCCAATACAGTTTTTTGATCCCAGACCGGCAGCAAATATTTTAAAACCAAGAAATACACCAAACTGGGACAACTCTGGAATGATACAGTTTAACTCTGTTGTTGACACATCATTTATTTTCCCATCATGGTTGATGCATTGGGTTCCTTCTACTCCGAATGAACGAATAAGTATTGCATGGAACATATTGGTAAGAGGTCATTACGGTGAGCCTCACACATTACAAAATGCGTATATCTAAAAAGAATGAGGTCTACATAAAAATAATAGATATTGAACCATCACTTGCAGCGGAGGTGAATGATTTCTTTACCTTTGAAGTTCCCGGCTTCAAGTATATGCCTGCATATAGGAATAAAACTTGGGATGGTAAGATTCGTTTATACAACATTGTCACAGGTGAAATATATAGAGGACTACTCCCCTATATAGAAGAGTACCTTAAAAATAATGGTGAAGATTATGAATTGGAAGATGGACTCAGAAGTGAAAGAACAGTGGCCAGAAGTGTGGTGCAAGGCTTTGTACGAGGGCTCAGACCCACTCTCAATGGAAGAAGAATTAAAGTTCGAGATTATCAAATTGATGCCATTACCCATGCTATTGCCACAAATCGTTCTTTGCTCATTTCTCCTACTGCTTCGGGCAAGTCATTAGTAATATATTGTCTCATTCGTTACTACCATATGATGGAATTGAAAACTCTAATTTTAGTTCCAACCACTTCGCTTGTCGAACAGATGTACAAAGACTTTGAGGATTATGGTTGGAGTTCTGGAACATACTGTCAAAAAATATATCAAGGACATGATAAAAAAGTAACTAAAGATGTTGTTATATCAACTTGGCAATCGTTGCATAGAATGCCAAGAGCATATTTCAGGCAGTTTGGAGCAGTGTTTGGGGATGAAGCTCATCTGTTCAAAGCAAAATCTTTGACAGGTATCATGACAAAACTTGACACTTGCAAATATCGTTTTGGGTTAACAGGAACACTGGATGGAACTCAAACGAACAGATTAGTATTAGAGGGATTGTTTGGTAAAGCAAAATATGTTGTCACAACAAAAGAATTGATTGATAATAAAACGCTATCAAATTTAAAGATTAACTGTATAGTTTTAAAATATCCCGATGAGGATAGACAAATAGTAAAGGAGTTTGACTATGGAGGAGAATTGGAATATATCGTTACAAAGAAGAAAAGGAATCTATTTCTTTGCGATCTTATGGGGCATTGCACTGGTAATACCCTCTGTTTATTTCAGTTTGTAGAAAAGCACGGGGAACCGCTTTATAAGCTAATAAAAGATAAATACAAGGACAGGAAAGTATTTTTTGTCTATGGTGGTGTTAATACAGACACTAGAGAACAGATTAGAGAGATAGTGGAGAAAGAACATGGAGCAATCATCGTGGCCAGCTATGGTACTTTTAGTACTGGTATTAATATTAGGAATGTTAATAACATCGTGTTCGCCAGTCCCAGCAAAAGCAAAATTAGAGTGTTACAGTCCCTTGGGCGTGGGTTGCGACTTGGAGACAAAAGCCGAAGTCTCAAAGTCTTTGACATCTCCGACGATCTTTCCATCGATTCTAAACTCAATTTCACCCTAAGACATTTTAAAGAACGCATAAATATCTATAGTGAGCAAAAATTTGATTATAAAATAGATAGGATAAAATTAAAATGAATCTAGAAAATTACAAGATTCTAAAGTTTGCCAACAATGAAATGATTATCTGTGAGATAAGTGGTGAAACCGTAGACAATTATGAAGTGTCGAATCCACTAAAAATGGATGTGATTCCTAAATTAAGCTCAGATGGTCAGGTTAATGAAATCTTAAATCTCAAGCCGTGGTTGCAACATTTTTCGGAGCAGAGATATTTTGAGGTTAATAAAAGTCATTGCATACTAATTGCCGATGCATCAACTGGATTAGCTAGATACTACGAGCATGTGATTAGAAAAATAGATGCAAACTGGGGAGATGAAGATATTCTATCTCCAGATGATGATGACCCAGACGATGAAGATATATACGATGAACTATTAATAGGATCAGAAACAGGTTCTAAACTTATTCATTGACCCAGGCACATACTTAAAGTACACGGTTTTTCACTGCTTGTCAATACTCCAATGAAAAAATAAATGGGTATTGACATTGTGTGTATATTTGTTTATTATATGTTATGTGATTGGAGATTTAAATGGCAAAGAAAAAAAGTATCCATTATGTAGACAACAAAGTTTTTCTACAGGCAATGATTGAGTGGAGAGAGAAGTGCGCTATCGCAGAGGATGACGGAAAGCAGTCTCCTCCTGTTACAAACTATATCGGTGAGTGTTTCTTAAAAATTGCAACTCATTTATCGTATAGACCAAATTTTATAAATTATACTTACAGAGATGAAATGATTTCAGACGGCATTGAGAATTGTCTACAATATGTGAAAAATTTCAATCCAGAAAAATCAAAAAACCCCTTTGCATACTTTACTCAGATAATCTACTATGCATTTCTAAGAAGAATTGCAAAAGAGAAAAAGCAAAGTCATGTGAAGAATAAAATGATTGAGAGGGAAGCCTATACTTCCTTTACAACTATGGAAGGTGACAATAATACTTATCATGTTGAGGGTATAGACTTAGCTGCATTCTTGCCAGCAGAAGATGTATACAAACCCAAGAAGAAAGAAGACTCTGGTAAGAAAAAAGGACTAGAAGTCTTCATGGAGAAAAAAGATTGAAAGTAGCTCTAATCACCGACACTCACTTCGGCGCTAGGAATGACAATCAAAACTTTAACGAATATTTTTTCCAGTTTTACGAGAATCAGTTTTTCCCAT